AAGGAGTACAAAAAGTAATTACTGTTCTCCATAGGAATATCCCCTCAAAAAGATTAAGCCTCTGAGCGTGACTGCTCGGAGGCTTTTTCTTTTGGGTGAATGAATTACAGTGCTCGTGACGGTATCTGACTATTATATCAATAATAATGTGGCTTTTTATGGACTTATAACGATTTATGCGGATCTATGCGGTTTTACTCCTTTTAATGGGACACTTAAGCAAAGTCAAGTAAAAAGTCAAGTACAGGAAAAATAGAAAACCCTCGCGAGACTACTCTCACAAGGGTTTCTTTTGGCGGAGAAGGGGGGATTCGAACCCCTTTAATTAAGTGCACTGGTGCACCCAAGCCACTCAAAAAGCCTTATTTTTCGGCATTTTTCATTTTTACCCCTTGTGGTTGTCCACCGTGAAAAACACAAAAGTCAAGTAAAAAGTCAAGTATTGGATTCCGCCTGCAGGCGTTCAAAAGTCAGGTTGATGATGTCAGCTGCAGCTTCAAGCTCGCCTGATACTCTATGCTTATAAATACCCGTGTCCATGCTCTCACTGTGGCCGACTATGTCCTTGATCGTTCCTTCTGCCAGATGTGTCTGGGAGCTGACAATAGAAACGAAGGTATGCCTTAACGAATACGGACTTCCGGGAAGGTTCCTTTCCTTCTTCAGCTTTTCCCAGTGCTTCCTCACTGTAGCCTGGCACGCGGGAGCTCCTGCGTAGTTCGGGAAGATCCACGTCGTTCCGAAGTTGTATGAATGATTCCTCTTGATGGTCTTCTTCAGGATCTCATGAGCAAGGCTCGGCAGCGGAACGGTTCTTTTCGCATTCTTATTCTTTCCGCCCGTGATCTCATTGTCGTCGTTGATCGCTCTCCGGATATAGAGAACTCCATCGCCTATGTCTTCCTCCTTGAGACCGAGGCACTCTCCGGGGCGGAGCCCACAGAGGAGCATTGTCTCAAAGGCTGCATGGAACCAGAGATCCGACGGCTCAAATAATCTCTTTATATCTGCAGGCTGCAGGATCTGTCTCTCTCCTTTCGGATGACCTTGTGGAATGTAGAGCTGTCCGCGCCACTCATCACAGTAGTAATTTGTATATGCAAATTTGTGCAGCGACGTGATAATTCCTCGGAGGTGCGTGAGTGTTTTATAAGACAGCGTCTCAGTATGCGCTGAATGCGGCCTGGCATCGTTCAGGACGCTTTGCCAGTCCCTCAGCGTTAGTTTATTCATCCTGCACTTTCCGAGCGTAGGAAGGACGTACAGGCGCGTGTATTTCTCAGCCTTACAATATGTGTCCCTCCGACCGAGTCGAGCCTCAATGTCTCGGAGGTACAGCTCAACACATTTCTCTACAGTGATATTTGTAATTCCTCCGAACTCCACCCAGTCGTCATACTTATCCAGGCATTCCCTTTTCCCTTTAGGTCCGGGCGTGGAACTGTAGAACGACTTCTTGAGTCCGTTCTTCTGGCCTTGGATGATCCAGAGCTTCTTCTGCTTATTCCATTTAGGTGTGGCCATAGACTACTCCTGACTTGCTCTTAAATAATCAGCATAACTCTTCAATTTTGCGATATTTTCGGGACTTAACCCGTCTGTAATCGTTTTTTCACTTGTTTCAACAAGAACGTCCAGAAGAGCTCCCGGAGTTGTGCGCAGCGCAATGGCCAGATCCGGAAGTTTGTCTACAGATATGTTGTTCTTCCCTTTTTCAATGGCACTGATGGCAGCTCTGCCGGCAAAGCCTGATTTCTTGGCGAGCTCTTCCTGTGTCATTCCTTCGGATTCTCTGAGTATTCTTATGTGATTTCCAAACTTTTTAAGCCTATCTTCATCCATATTGTTTCTCCTTTATTAGCACTCTTATTATAGGGCAACTATTACAAATGTGCAACAAAACACGACAAGCGTCAATTCGTACTTGACAGAGTAAAAACGAATTGTTAAGGTAAGAGTGTCAAGCAGAAATTGACACGAAAGGAGGAAAAACGAATGATCGACTACCCAAAGTTAAAAGGCTTGATGGCGGAGAGAGGTCTGACAGTTGTTCAGCTTGCTCACATTCTTGGAGTATCAAGGCAGACAGCATCGGACAAAGTAAACGGCAACACGAAGATAACTTTGACAGAGGCTCAGACAATCGCTAAAGCTCTCCACATGGACAAAGAAGAGAGAGATTCGATTTTTTTTAAGAACTTTGTCAAGCAGGAGTTGACATGAGGCTCGCGCAGCCCGGCGTCCGGTACCCGAAACTGTATCAGGAGTTCAAAGATACCGAAGAGATCGCAGACACGATCAACCGGAGCCGGAGATACGTCAAGAAGGCGTTACGAGACGGATTCACAGAACGTGAAAAGGCAATGCTTATCAAAGCAAAGGAAAGAAAAGACCTCTTTGAAGAGGCGCCGAGGGCAATATGACCGAAGAAAAGTTTATCAAGACAGTCAGCTGGCTCCTGTTTACAGCATCCGCATTCCTATTCTATGGTCTCACCTACTACGTTACGGACAGAGCTATCCCGGAAGAAACGGATCCGTCTTACTCGGTTCAGTTCACTCCCAAGGACTTTGGCACAGCTCCTACAGAAGCGTGGTGGACTGAAGATACCAGGATCGAGATGTCGGAGGTTGAAGAGAAGTGGATCGCACCCGTCGTCACTTATAAGGAAATGGAGCTGACGAGCCTCGGGACATATTACATCACTGCATACTGTCCCTCCGAGTGCGGCTACAACGGCAACAACTATCCGACAGGCTGGGAGACGGCAAGCGGAGCGATCTGTCACAGAGCAAGTCATGAATACCGGCTATCTGAACCCACGACATGTGCGATCTCCCGGAAAGTGCATAAGTTCGGTCAGGTCTTCTACATAAAGGAGTTTGACAGAACGTTCGTGGCAGAAGACACCGGCTCCGCCGTGAAGGGAAAGCACTTAGATCTCTTCTATGAAGATTATGAGGATGTCTACTACTTCCCGACCGGATATTACGAAGTATTCGCGGTCGAGTGGGTGGATGTTGCAAGACCAGTGACAGAAGACGAGTACAGAGAGCTTAAGAAGATGGGTGCATTAGAGTTTTTCATTGAGAGAAAGGAAGAAGAGTATGAATCTACTTGAGATCATCTACATGGCAGGCATTGCAGCTATATTCCTCATCATAGGAATGGTCGTTGAGTATTTCATTGATGCGCAGATCATCAGAGAGACGCATCAGGAGAACCAGAAGCTGAAGCTCGAGAACGAGCAGCTGAAACAAATTAAAGAAAATCCAGTTCTGATAACAGAGATCGTAGACAACAGAGTAGGCGCTGACGTGGACTACTCCCAGAACTGGTGAAAGGAAAGAAAATCATGGAAATTTACGAAGGAATCACAGAAAAAGGCAGAAAAAAGAAGTATCTGGTAACAGATGCAAAAGCTGACTACATCAAGACGGTCGAGTACGCGAAGAAGTTCTTTAAGTGCTCGGAGGCACATATCACCGTTGAGCCCGCTTACATCTACAGGGATGGACTCTACTTTGAGGATCCTATGAAGCGCGGCACGAAGAAAGTCACAGTTGTTTACTGGGTGTGAGGTGAATTATGAGCAAGTACATTAAAAGCGGCATAGTAATGCTGAAGCGCAGCCAGCTGCATCCTAACCCGGATAACCCGAGAAAAGACTTAGGCGAACTTGAGGAGCTGAAGGAATCCATCCGTGAACACGGCATCATGCAGAACCTCACCGTCGTTCCAATGAATGACGATCTCGAGGACTTCTATATCCTCATAGGTCACAGAAGGTTCGCAGCATCGGAGGGGATCCTCTTCGAGCTTCCCTGCGTAATAGCAGAAGGACTCACAAAAGCTGAACAGGTCAGTATCATGCTCTGTGAGAACATGCAGCGCTCTGATCTGACATTCATGGAACAGGCTCACGGCTTCCAGCTCATGATGGACCTGGGCGATACCGTCGAGACCATCTCACAGAAGACAGGCTTTTCGGAGGCTACCGTCAAGCACAGGCTTGAGATCGCAAAGCTCAAACAGAAGTCCATTGACGCTGCTATGGAAAACTTCCAGCCTACGATCGGAGACTACATTGAGCTTGAGAAGGTCAAGGACATCAAAGAGAGGAACAAGATCCTTGAAGAGGCAGAGTCTTCAAGTGATATCCGTTATTCAGTTGAGGCTTATGTCGAGGAGCAGAATCGTAAGAAAAACTCCAAGAAGTATCTGGAACTGATTAACTCCTTAGGATGGAAAGAGAGCAAAGAGTATTTCTACTCTTACGGCCCGGATCCTAAATGGGAAGAAATAAAGGCGCTCTCAAAGATAGATCTGGAGAAGGAGTACGACGATTCTGTCATCCAGGCATTCGCCAAGAATAACACAAGACCTGTTTTTTACAGATATGACGGTTATTACATCACATTCGCATTCAAGGCACCTCAGAAGAAGGAAAAAGAGAAGAAAAAGACCAAGCAGGAGCTCCTTGAGGAAGCCAGGAAGAAGAACACGGCTATCCTGAACGACACCAGGACCGTCATCTGTGACAGATATTATGAGTTCATATATGACATCGACGATGTTAAGGAGTTCAAGGGACTTTCTGACAAGCAGCGCATCAAGTTCATGGAAAGGCTCTTTGAAGTCCTTGTGGATCTTGAGAGCTATCTTTCCACCTTCGAGCACACATACAACATCAGATCTAAGAATGACCTTAAGGACCTGAAGACGGACTATGAAGGAATGACCGATGCTCTGCAGAGACTCATGATCCATGTCTGGGCGACACTGGCATCCTCGCACTCGAATAACTTCGTGGAATGGAACTTCACCAAGAACGCAAAGGTGCTCAAGGGACACCAGCAGCTCTATTCAACACTGTACTTCTTCGGCTTCAGACTGAACGACGAATATAAGGCAGTCATCGAAGGCAAGTCAGATCTCTACGAAGCAAAGATATAAAAGAAAGGAAACAATACCATGTGCAAGACTTTATTTAACAAGAACCAGAACTACAAGGCAACCGAGATCGCTCAGGCGGTCTATGACATAACTCCCGGAAGATATGCGAACGTTGATTCTGCCATTGCTGCAGTAAATATCTTCATCAGGAAGAACGGCATCACTCCCGTAAACGGCCAGAGACAGAACAAGGTCTATTCCGGACTTGACTGTCAGAAGGTCTTGGAACACTTCGCTCCTGCAAGGAAGCAGCTGGAGATCAAGATCACCGAACCCACAAAGAATATCGCGATTGATGCTTCGGCGGCTTCGAAGATGACCTTATCTGCGGATATTCTGAAGGCTGGTTCCTTCAACCTTCAGGCGCTGCCTAAGGACGTCCTGCTGAAGCTCAAGACGGAGCTCGACGAGACACTCAGCAACATGGGCCCTGACTGGGACACCATGAAGCCCGGAGATCACTTCATATTCAAGGGTATTGAATGGGTATGCCTGGATCCTGACTATTCGGAGGGTGACGAAAAAGGCGTCTTTGCCATTGCTGCACAGCTGGATCCTGAAGAGGTACCGTTCGCAAAGGAAGACACGGTTCATGATATCCAGGACTACACTTATTCGGAGGTCAGAAAGTATCTCCTGGATAAATATGACGAGCTCCTGAAGTATGACACCATCCCTCACAGATGCGACCTCAGAATGGATAACGGAGACGAGCCGTTCCCTGCTGTTTATGACAATGTCTTCATTCTCTCCATCTTTGAATACCTTCAGTATGTTAACTACGTTCCCAGATACGATAACTGTCACCGTTTGCGTTCGGCGTACCGAGGCTACTCTGGCATTACATGGTATGTGAACCCCTCAGGCTTCGTCAGCAGCAACTACGCATTCTACGCGCTCCAGTGCGCTCCCGCTTGTGTCATCCGAAAATCCAATAATCCGCGACCGACACATCGGTCGCAGGAAAACTGATACGAGGTGGCTCTAATGGAAGAGAAGATCCTTAAAACGATAGTCACAATGTCTATCGAGAACATAACACGCGAACTGAGGAAGTTCTCAAAAGAGCCCTTACAGTGCGATATCACGATATTCTCACGCGACAAGGTCGTAAAAGAGCCAATAGATGAAGACGTACCGGACTACTATTCGGTCGTCGTAAAGCTCGCAGGCGAAGACGCAGAGCTCACAGCTGCCATCATAGACGAGTCCAACAAGATCTACTACTCATTCGACGACAGAGGCATTGAGGGCATCAGGAGAGTGCTTCCCTGCTACAGGAAAGGAAGCGACGATGATGGAACACAAATGTGAAACGTGTGGAGCTTATAAAGCCTGCAAGACGTTCGGATCAGATGGTATCTGCCATCTGGTACCGTCGAAGCCTAAATGGGTAAAGAAACAGCAGACGTGCAAATACTGGAGAGAAAAGGAGAAAAAAGATGAGTGAGAAGCGTTTTTACTGGCTGAAGCTTCAGAAAGACTTCTTCAAGCGTCACGATATTAAATATATCGAGACTCTTCCTGACGGCCGTGAGATTGCCTTCTTTTATCTGAAGCTGATGGTCGAATCTGTTGACCATGACGGTGAGCTCCGCTTTTCTCCTGAGATACCATACAACGACTCCATGCTGGCATCCGTCACGGACACTCCTATTGAGATCGTCACCGAAGGAATGAAGACACTCAAAGATCTGGGAATGGTCATTATCGACGAAGACGGAACCATCACCATTCCTAAGGTCATAAAAATGATAGGTTCAGCTTCAGACACGGACGGTGCTCGGAGGGTCAGAAGGTACAGAGAGAAACAACAAACGTTACAAAATGTAACACAGCCGTTACAAGATGTAACGGACACCGTTACAAATGATAACGAGAGTAAGAGTAAGAGTAAGAGTAAGAGTAAGAGTAAGAGTATAAAAGAGAATGTAGAAGAGAAAAACATCACTCCTATACCTCCGAAAGACGACGAAAAACTACTTACTGACTCCGAGAAGATGTTCCTTGAGTTCTGGGAAGCTTATCCGAAGAAGGTTGATAAGCAAGGATGCGAAAGAGCTTTTAAGAGGATCCCTAAACTCAAGGAAGTCTTCCCGGCCATCATGAAGGCTCTGGAGATTCAGAAACAGTCAGAGCAATGGACTAAGGCACGCGGCCAGTACATCCCGAACCCACTTACATATATCCATCAGGAACGCTGGCTTGATATTAACGAAGCTGAAGAGATGCAAGTGAAGATAGACGAAGTCGTCAAACAGAACTATCAGAAGTTCTTATTCTGAAAGGAGGAAACATGTTATCACCTGAAACATATCTGACCGGCATGAGAATGCTGAAAGCAAACTTTATAGGCTGGCAATGGGACGAAAAAGACGAGATGCAGTTCAATTTGTGGTATTCGCCGTTTAAGAGCACGACAGATGACCAGTTCATCTCGATCGTCAAGGAATATATTGCTCGCAATGAATATCCTCCGAGGTGCATTAAGAACCTTACTGACATTCTCGTAGACAAGGCACTTCTCCAGGCTAAGATTCCGCCGGAAAAAGCGCTGCATTATGTAAGAGATGTAATAAGCGACTGCGGCGGCTGGGAATACGGCGGAAAAGCAGATATCTATAAGAAGCTTGAAAAATATCCGACGCTCTATAAGACCGTTAAGGAGTTTGAAGCAACTATTCAGACAATGCAAGCAAACGATTCTTATACAGCTGACAGATTCAGAAAAGCGTATGAACAGAACCTCCGAGATGCAGCAACTACCAGAGTGGATCTGCTCCTGGGAATAAAGGTTCCGGAAAACTCGCAGATATTTGGCCAGGCAGCACTGCCTTATGAGACCTGATCGGAGGTGCAGCATGAAAATTGACTTTTTTATAAGCTTTGAGAATGGTCTTTCGCACTCTACAAGTCAACAAAAAGGCGAAGCGATCAAGTACAAGTGGGATCCAAAGCTCAAACAGAGAGTTCCCTATATTGACCACTACAGAAAGTCAAACGTGCAGTCGCTCAGGAACCAGCTGATCCTCAAGATGAAAAAATACCGTCCTACACAGCCGTCTGATAAACCGATCAAGCTTGAAGTCTATCTCTACTTCAACATTAAGAGCCCGAAGAAGCTCTGGGGAAAGTATAAGACCACAAAGCCGGACTGCGACAACTACGTAAAAGAGATCAAGGACGTTATGACGGAGTGCGGATTCTGGAAAGACGACAATCAGGTTGTAGATCTCCATGTGGTCAAATACTACGCAGAAAAAGGAACGATATACATCCGGATGGAGGAGCTCGAAGATGAACATACATGACAAGGAGGTTGAGACGTGACAGATTCCCAGTATAAGGCTAAGAAGTGGCTCATGAACTACAGGAGCTTCTTCAGAAAGGTCAAGTCAGACAGGAAGCTCCTGGAAGCTCTGGAAGCGATCGTCAATAAGTGCGTATCTACTTACGAGTCTGACGGATCCGGAGGAAGAGACATTGAGAAGTCTAAGCAGAGGCATGAAGACGCGCTCCTGGAATACTCAAAGCAGCGTTCCGAGCTTGAGAGCGAAGAACTTAAGCTCATAAACATGACAAATGAAGTGGCCAACGTCATAAAGCAGATCCGTGATTCCGACCATAAGGACATAGCAACTGATCTCTACTTAAGAGATATGAAGTGGGAACAGTGCATGGAAGATCTCCACATAAGCAAGTCCACTCTCGACAGGAAACACAGAGAGATGCTGACGGAGCTGGCCAAGATACTCAAATATTGAAAAGGAAGGAAAAACATGGAAAAAGTATGCAAAAGATGCGGAAAAGTCGCTCAAATGATGTCGTGGGAAGATTACTGCTATTCATGCCTTATCAAGAATGAACTTGAACGTGTGCAGCTGAACGTAAGAGA